CTTCTTACTTTGACATCGCTTGCAAGCGCATTGAACAAGCCGTAGCTCAAGGACAACTTTTTGAGCCAGAGCCAACAAAACCGATTCAAAATTGCTTAATATAAAAAAGAGTCGCCATAATGGACGCTCCTTATAAAGCGGTAGAGTTTATTATTGAAAATTCTGCAAAGTACGCAGAAGCAAAATCAAAAAGAATCTATATCTCTGAGTTCAGAAAATCAAAAAAGGCATTGCTAATGAAGGAGGCAATGCTTAAGAAGGTCGATGCAGCAAACGCTCAAGAACGCGAGGCGTACAGTAACCAGGAATACATAGACCTACTGGATGGCTTGGCAGCGGCAATTGAAGAAGAAGAAAGACTGTCCTGGATGCTGGAAGCTGCAAAGCTAAAGATAGAGATTTGGAAGACAGAATCGTTCAACAACCGCAGACAAGAGCGATCCTCGGAATGATAAAAAAGCACACCTATGTAAGATCCAAGCAGCTTCTCAGGATGGTGGCAGAACTTGAATGCCAGCACTGCGGAGCCTACCCAAGCCAAGCAGCACACTCAAACTGGCATGGCAAAGGAATGGGCTTAAAAAGTTCAGATGTTAACGTGGCTGCATTGTGCTTAAGATGTCACTGGGAGATTGACCAAGGAAACAAGTTAAGCAAAGAGGAAAGAAAGAAGATGTGGATGGACGCCCACAAGAAAACAGTGCAAACGATGTTAAGTCGAGGAAAGTGGCCTCAAGACATTGAGATTCCAGATTTGACATGAACCTTACATCTCCAATCCCAGAACATCTCAAGAACGCTGAAGAAAGACTTGAGAGGTACGGACGTTGGGCAGCAGATAGGCCACAGATCAAAACCTGTGGAAGTGCTGAAGGAAGATACAAGATCCCTCAAGATGACCTTGACAGACAGCCTAAGACATCCAGTCCAATTGACGAGATGATGCAATGTCAAAGGGCATTGGCTGCTGTAAGAAAAGAAGAAAGAACAGTTCTAGCAATCCTGTACATTCCAAGAAAAGTTCCCATTGAGGCACAAATCAGGATGTTTAAGCTGGATAAAAGGATGTTTCCAGAAAGACACATCTCTGGTCTAAAACAATTTGACATCCTGCTAAGAACAGTGGTATAAAGCATTACCTCATCACGGGATGGGAGCATCGCATGGCTCAAGCCAGGGCGAGGCGTCTTTAAGGCCAGAGGGCCTTTTTTCATTTGGGGGCAAGATGCTGAAGAACCCTGCCAAAGAGATGCAAAAGTATCTCGACCAGAACAAGCGCAAATACCACCACACCAAGTCCATGAAGGCTTACCGCATGGCAGATGAGTTTGGTAAGGGCTACGAAGCCATCGAGATGCAAAAAGCCATGAAGGGCAAGAAGAAATGATCTGCCCAATTGCTACGCAAGACATCCAAGAGAACCTAAAGGCTCGGGATTGGGCCTTCAAGAATGTTGGCTATGGCCCAGCAAACCCACAGGAAGAAAACGAGGAGTTCTGGCAAGCCAAATCAGACGAATGGCAGACTCCGGTGGAAGAAGCCAAGTCAATGCGCTGCGGAAATTGCGCTGCCTTCATACAGACTCCAGAGATGATTGACTGCATTGTTGCAGGAATACAAAAAGAAGAGTCTGACCAGGAAACGTACGCGAATGAAGTACAAGACGCTGCGAATCTTGGGTACTGCGAACTTTTCGAGTTCAAGTGTGCTGGAAACAGGACTTGCTCTGCTTGGTTAAGTGGTGGACCAATCACTCAAAAGCTGACTCAGAAGCAAAAGCAGATGCTGCGAATTGCTAAACACGAAGCAATGAAAGGAATGGAATATGAAGATGACTCCGAAGGGCCAGAAGAAGGCAGCTAAAGTGATGTCTGAATGGGGCAAAGGAAAGCTCCACTCTGGCAGCAAAAAAGGACCAGTAGTTAAGAGCCAATCCCAGGCCGTTGCGATTGCAATGAGCGAAGCTCGCAAGGCGATGAAAAAGAAATGAAGCCGATCTGGGACAAAGCGCGACCAAAAAAGCTAGGCAAGCCTGAGCCTTTAACTAAGAAGGAAAAGACATTAGCCAAGCAAATGGCAAAGAAGGCTGGTCGGCCATACCCTAATCTCATCGACAACATGAGAGCGGAAAAAAAATGATAAAGCGCGGAAAGGAGCAGTTCCAGGGCTATAACCAGCCCAAGCGAACGCCAAACCATCCCACAAAGAGCCACGCAGTTTTGGCAAAGAGTGGTGATGAGGTCAAGCTGATTCGATTCGGTCAGCAAGGCGTAAGCGGCTCACCAAAGAGAGAGGGCGAGTCAGAAGCTGACAAAAAACGCAGGGAATCATTTAAGGCTAGACACGCCGAGAACATCCAAAAGGGAAAGATGAGCGCAGCGTACTGGGCGAACAAGGTTAAATGGTAATATTTCTTACGCCAAGGTAAACTTTTTTACCCCGATGGCCCGAAAGGAGTCGGAAATGGACAACAAAATACTGAAACCTGTTAAGAGAAAGCCTCCAGCAGCGGGGATGGGCCGAATAAAAGGCGTCCCGAATAAAACCACCCAGAACGTGCGAGAAATGATCGCAATGGTGGCAGAGGAAAACGCTCCAAAGTTTGCTGAATGGCTACAAACTGTCGCTCTAGGTGATGGTGATAAGGTTAAGCCAGATCCTGCAAAAGCCGCAGATTTGTATCTGAGGGCAATTGAGTATCACATTCCAAAGCTGGCTAGAACTGAAGTCAGTGGTGCTAATGGCGAGCCTATCAAGCAGGTGATTACTTGGGCCAAGTAAACGAGATCGTAATCCCGTATAGCCCAAGAACACCGCAGTTAGCAATACACAGTGCTCTTGACCACAATAGATTCGTTGTTGTCGTTGCCCACAGACGGATGGGCAAGACTGTATCGGCCCTGAACCATCTGATTAAAGCCGCAGTCGAGAACGAAAAAGAAGCTCCAAGATACGCTTACATAGCCCCGACTTACACTCAAGCAAAGAGAGTTGCTTGGGACTATTTGCTTAAGTACACAGCTCCATTGAGCGCAACAGCAAACCACTCCGAGCTGAGGGTGGACTTCTGGGGGCGCAGAATAAGTCTGTATGGATCTGACAACTTTGACTCACTTCGGGGCCAATATTTCGATGGTGTTGTCCTGGATGAGATTGGAGATCAAGATCCAAGAATCTGGAACGAGATCATTCGTCCATCTCTTGCTGATAGACAAGGATGGGCGCTATTTATTGGAACTCCAAAGGGAGCAAACCACTTTAAGGATCTTAGGGACAGGGCTGGAGAAGAGCCTGGCTGGGCATCACTAGAGTTCAAAGCCTCTCAGACGCAGTTAATCCCGCATGAGGAATTGGTTGCTGCTAAGAGGGAGATGGGTGAAGACAAGTACCAGCAAGAGTTTGAGTGTTCTTTCAATGCTGCTGTGGAGGGTGCTTATTACGCAACCTTCCTCAATGAGTTGGAAGAAAAGCAACGGATGGTTGAGATTGAAAGAGACGATCTCACAAAGACCTTCACGGCCTGGGACTTAGGTGTTGGTGACTCAACAGCAATCTGGGTGCTTCAAGCTGCTGGGCAAGAATACAGAGTCATGGACTTCGTGGAAAATCACGGGGTTGGACTCGATTGGTACGTAAACTGGATCAAAGAAAACAAGTGGCACACTTCCGAGCACATTCTTCCTCATGACGTTGAGGTTAGGGAACTCGGAACGGGACGCAGCAGAAAAGAAATGCTGCAAGAAGCAGGACTTAGCATTACTGTCGCACCAAGACTGTCTGTTGCTGATGGCATTCAGTCAGTGAGGAGAATGCTTCCAAAGTGCTGGTTCAATATGCCAAAAGTTAAGCAAGGACTTGACGCTTTAAGAAACTATCGGCGCGAGTACGACGAAAAAAGAAACGTCTACTTTGACAAGCCGCTACACAATTGGGCCTCTCACGCAAGTGATGCATTCCGATACATGGCTGTTGGAATAAACACACAAGGCGGCGATTGGAGCAAGCCTTTGTCCGTGAACTTAAAGTGGGTGGTCTGAATGTGGGTTGACAAACAAGGAAACCTTCCGGCGCTTCTTAAGTCTTTGCAAGACAGAATCGCCAAACTGGAATCTGAAGTTGAAGGATTGAAGAATGAATCAAGAGAGCCTGAAAAGCCTGCTGGATCAGGAAATCGACGACGCTATCGGTTACGTGCAGAGCGAAACGACGGAATCGAGAACGAAAGCTCTGGAGTATTACCTTCGCTATCCGTACGGGAATGAGGTAGAAGGCCGCAGCCAGATTGTTACTGGCGAGGTTGCAGAAGTCATTGATGGCGCATTGCCTCAACTGATTCGCATCTTTACTGCTAGTGATGATGTCGTTCGGTTTGAGCCTGTTGCTCCTGGCGACGAAGGGCCAGCTAAACAAGCCACAGACTACACAAATTGGGTTTTCTACAAAGACAATCCTGGCTTTGCTCTGCTACACGATTGGTTCAAAGATGGACTCCTTGAGAAAGTCGGCATCGTTAAGGCTTATTGGGACGATTCCTATGACATCACTAAGGAAACTTACCAAGATCTAACAGACGATGAGTTGACCCTCCTACTTTCGGATGGTACTCGGGAGATTGTTGAGCAAGAGACAGTTACCTATCCAGTGTTCAATCCAGATGGATCACCAGCGGTTGGTCCTGATGGTGCTCAACTGATTCAGTCTTCTCATAGCGTAAAAGTTATGAAGAAGTCCAAGATTGGACGAGTCAAGATTGAGAACCTGCCGCCAGAAGAATTCCTGATATCTAAGCGTGCTAGGACGATTGCTGACTCGCCTTTCTGCGCACATCGAGTTTTGCTTGCAAGGTCTGATCTGGTTGCGATGGGTTATCCGCAAGAGATTGTTGACAACCTGCCTGCTTACGACGATTTGAGTTTCTCTCCAGAGCGTGTGGCTCGATTCTCTGAAGGAGAGCAACCAAGCGGAATGGAGTCAAACGATCCATCAATGCAGGAAGTTGAAGTCTATGAGTGCTATATCCGCGCTGACATGGATGGAGACGGAATCGCAGAGTTGCATCGGGTTGTCTACGCTGGCAAAAAGATCATGGAGCAAGATGAGACGGACTATGTTCCGTTCCATAGCCTGTGTCCTATTCCGATTCCCCATAAATTTTATGGGTTGAGCCTTGCTGACAAAGTAATGGATCTTCAGCTTCAGAAGTCCACTATTACTCGGCAGATGTTGGATAACTTGTATCTGACAAACAATGCGCGGGTTGGTGCTGTTGAAGGACGAGTCAACATTGAGGACTTGCTGAGTGTCACGCCTGGTGGCGTGGTTCGGATGAAAGATCCGAATGCGGTTGTTCCTCTTGCTGTGCAGCCAGTTGCAAATCAAGCCTTTCCGATGCTTGAATACTTGGATCAAACTCAAGCAAAGAGAACTGGTATTTCTGATGCAAGTCAGGGCCTAGATCCAAACATCCTACAAAACGTCACTGCAACGGCTGTTGCTGCATTCCAAAATGCATCTTCTGGCAAGCTGGAATTGATCGCCAGGATCTTTGCTGAGACGGGTGTAAAGAGTCTGTTCAAGGGAATCCTGCATTTGCTGTGCAAGTACCAGGACAAGCCGCGCATCATCCGCATGAATGGTCAATATGTAGCGATGGACCCAAGGATGTGGAGCAATCAATATGATGTCTCTATCTCTGTGGGTCTTGGTACTGGAAATCAGCAGCAACAGATGGCAATGCTTTCGATGATCCTATCCAAGCAAGAGCAAATTCTCCAGCAATACGGGCCTGCCAATCCTTTGGTTAGCGTTGGTCAATATCGGGAGACGCTTGGAAGGATGATCGAGGCGGCTGGATTCAAGGATGCAGCTACCTTCTTCAAGACGATTACGCCACAGATGGATCAGGCTTTGAGCAATCCGCAGCCTCAGCAGCCACAGCAAGATCCTGCTACACAAGCAATGATGGTTCAGGCAAATGCCCAGATCGCCATTGCACAGCAAAAGGCTCAAGCAGACATTCAGTTGGCAAGAGAGAAAGCTGCTGCCCAGATTCAGTTGGAGCGCGAGAAAGCTGCCGCTGAATTGGTCAGGAAGAAGCAAGAATTTGAAGCCGAGGTCCAGTTGAAAGCCGCCAAAGTCGGCGCTGGCATTGCAACGAACATACAAATTCCGGGGTAATCATGGCTGACATTGAAACTGGCTACGGAAATGATAGTTACTACGGCCCAGGTGGTTATTACTTGGAAGGATCTAGTCAACCTTCTGGATCATCGCAGAACAATGCTTGGCAGACGATGATAAATCCGGCTGATACGTTTATCCCACAAACGCTTGCTGGATTGCCATTGACAAGCCTTCCGATCAAAGGTTACCAAGATCGTTATTTTGGTCAGGGGTATGGCTATGGTGCTGGAAGGTTTATTGACCAAACAACCCCGTTGGCGATGCAGTTTGGCGCTCCACAGCAAACGATTCAAATTCCAACTCAGCGTCCTCTCTATACCCCTTCAGCCTGGAAAGCTCCTGCTATTGGTACAGTGGTCCAGAAGCAAGGAGATCAAACTCTTGCCAACATTCAGACTCAACTGACCAATTTAGCCAATCAGCAAGCATCTTTGCAAAACCAGTTGGCTGGTGGAATTGAGTTGACTCCTGAACAGATCAATATGATCGGAAGTCAGTTCAAGCCGACTGACCTATCTGGGCTGCAAAGCGAGTTTAATGCACTTAAAGGGCTGTACAAGCCGACAGATTTGACGAGCATACAAGACCAACTAAACACGCTCAAAGACTTGTATCAGCCTACTGACTTGACTTCTTTGCAGGACCAGTTGAAATCATTAAAGGATCTGTATCAGCCAACCGACTTAACTGCATTGCAGGATCAGATTTCTTCGTTGAGAGACCTATATCAGCCAGCAGATTTGACATCTTTACAGGATCAAATCACATCTCTCAAAGATCTTTACCAACCAGCAGATTTGACTTCGTTGCAGGATCAAATCTCTAATCTGAAAGATTTATATCAGCCTGCGGATTTGACATCCCTACAGAATGAACTTGCATCTTTGAGAGATTTGTATAAGCCGACTGATCTTTCTGGATTGCAATCTCAACTAGCTGATTTGCAAGGCCGTGGACCTGTTGATTTGTCATCGATCTACGACCAATTGGCAGAACTTCAGAGCCGTCCAAGTTATGAACCCGTAGATTTGTCTACACTGCAAAGCCAACTGGATTCATTGCAAAGCCAAATCAGTGGAATTCAACCAACTGATCTTTCTGGGTTGTTTTCTGAATTGAGCAATCTGAAAGGTCAAATTGGAGGGATTCAGCCTGTTGATCTGTCTGGATTGCAAAGCCAACTTGACACCCTGCAAGGACAAGTTTCTGGTATTCAGCCAACGGATTTGTCTGGACTGATCTCTGAGTTGAACACCTTGAAAGGCCAAGTTTCTGGAATTCAACCAACAGACATCTCTGGCTTAACCTCAGATATTGCTGCACTGCAAAATCAGATTTCTGGAATCAAGCCAACTGACCTGTCTGGAATACAAGCACAGATTGACGCTCTTAAGGGTTTATACCAACCAACTGATCTGACGAGCATCATTGATTCTTTGGCTGCTTTGCAAAGCCAGATTGGTTCTTTATCTAATTTAGGCCAGCAATCTTCTGGATTGATTGACTACGGATTACTACAATGAACAAAGCAGAGAGGGCAAAAACGCTCCTAACTGATGATTGGTTTAAGGGTGAGTTGGATGGGTTAAGATCGCAGTTCATTACAGAGATACTTAACTCCAGAGAATCAGACATCGAAGAACGTGAGAAAGCCTACTTGAAAGTAAGGTTTCTTGATGAAATAATTGCACATTTCCAGTCCATTGCTGATAGCGATCAAATCGTTAAGAAGCGGTGGAAAATTCTGTGAATCCGTACCGATTCGGTTAATCGGAAAATTGAAGGAAGCAAATGGCAGAGAACACCGAGCCGCAAGGCAGTGGTTCAATGACTGTGAATCAAGCAGCACAATCCTTTCTTGGATTGATGGATGCTCCGCAGGAATCCGAACAGGAAGCCCCTGAAGAGCAGATGTCACAAGAGGAAGAAGCTGAACCTGAAGAAGCTCCGCAAGAAGAGGAAGCTCCTGAACCGCAGCGATTCCGGGTGAAAGCCGCTGGAGAGGAAAGAGAGGTAACCTTTGATGAACTTGTGGATGGCTATCAAAAGGGTCTTGACTACACAAAAAAGTCACAAACGCTCGCAGAACAACGTAAAGCCGTTGAATCTGAGCGATTGGCTGTTGAACAGGCGAAGCAAGCACGTGATGCCTACGCGCAAAGACTCAACCTGATCGAGCAATTCCTGACCCAGCAAAACCAGGGCGAGAACCTTGAGGCGCTCAAGGAATCAGACCCTATTGGCTACGCAGTCAAGTTCGCAGAGAAGACGGAACGCGAGCAACAACTGGCAAGAGTAAAGGCAGAACGTGAGCGACTGCTACAACAGCAATACCGCGAACAACAAGCCCAACTTGCACAGCGTGTTGAATCCGAGCGTCAGCGAGTGACTGAGATCATTCCTGATT